GCGAGGCAAATGAATATGAATTTACAGAAGAAGGTGAAAAAATATAAAGGTGCTAGGGACTGTCTCGAGAATGCCGAGACCAAGGGGTGAAAGCCCCTTGCTCCGCTCAAACCAATAAACAAAAAAGTATTATGAAAGTTATACTAACAAATCGCGAATCAGAAGAGTTATTTTATATCTCCCTTTGCAATGGGGGAGAATACATATGTGGGTATGGTCTTGAATTAGATTATTCTGATTATGATTACGAAAAGGCTAAATCTAAGCTAGAGTCATCGTGCTACGAAGATATCTTAATGCAGATACTAAGAGATGGTGGTGAATTGGAACTAGCTGACCATGAATGTGATGGTGAATATAACAAGTCAATAACATTGAAAGACGTTCATAACAAGGTGCAAGAAACGCCCTTAAAGCATCTAATAGATGCTATCAACGAAAATGACGATGCGTGTACCGCTGATGTCATCTTGCAAACTGTATTCTATGGAGAGATAATCTTCGGTTAAAACCACATCACCTCATAGCGTAACTGCTATGGGGTTTTGGTGGTATAAACCAATAAACAAATAGGTGATGTTGCTTACCATCAAAAAATTATTATGAAAATATTTAAAACATTAGACGATGCAATATCTCAGTTAGAGGAAGATTATATAGGGTCTATTGAATCTCATATAAAGAGCATAAAAAGTAGGGGTATTACAAGATACAATGGGACTATTTATATTGTTGATAAATACGGAATTTTAAACTGAAAGAATGCTTACTATACTAATAATATTTTTAATTTTGATACTTAAACTAAGGAAACTATGAAAACAATCGAACACAGCTACCAAGTAAGCAAGATGCTAGAGGTAATGAACAGTAGTATTATTGCGGGGGGCTACCCCGACTACGAAGAAGGTGCTACATATATACTCTGCATGAACGGCAAAGCTCAAACATATTTAAACTAGGAGAAAACATGACACAAGAAATAAAAGAACTAGAAGAACTATACAGAAATAGTTATCTTCGTGAGCAAAAGACATTAAACCAAGAAGCACGAACAGGAATACCTAGAGAGGAAATCCTACATGAGTATATAAAGATTGATAGATTGTTGGGGTATATAGCCAATAAGATAAAGAGCGATCAACCCCCCGCACAAATAAAAATACTAAAGGAAAGAAAAAGTTTCTACAATGAAATGATAAAGCCTTACAAAGAATACAAAGCAATAGTAGAGAGTAAGAGAGAGGACTATAAAAGGAGATTAAAAGCTGCTCAGTTTGTAAAACCCGAGCCTAATATGCGTGTATTTAATTAAATAAATTATGGACTATAAATTAATTGACAACATTGAAGTAGATGACATTGACACTAGCGACTACCCTGATTTTTGCGATGCGTTCATATCAAGTGCTGACTATAACGGCAAACCAATGACTGATGAGCAGTTAGATAAACTTAATGAAGATAGCGACTTTGTTTATCAAAAAGTGCAAGAGCTTTTATTCTAACGGTAAGTATAAAAACAGTAGCGATATGGAAGATAAAATATTTGATATAGTAACAGACCTAATTAGAGATGATATAACTAAGGATGAAGCAATAGACAAGCTATTGATTTTATACAATGTTAGGCTTTCGTTGTTTCAAAAAAACAGACTTGACTTGCTTAATTGGGCTAAAAGTGAATTAAAGCAAGAAACAAACACTAAACTTGGTAAGACAATGACACCTTATAGAAGTGATAAAATTATATTCTTGCGTAGGATTATAGATTGGCTCAACAATGAAGCCTAACAATTATATATAACACATTCAAAAATTTGAACCGATGGAAACCCCCAGTAGAAGCGGAGGAACTATGAAAGAATTAAATAAATTATGAGTAACACAGTAACGATTTTTAACGGGGCGAAAGAAACCCTTGAAGCACATTACATTACAGTAAATCAAGCATTAAAAAGAATTAAAAATGGAAAAAGTAAAGAAGCAGTTGAAGAGATACGAAAGAGGTATGCCGAGAAAGAGAAATATGATCACCTTAAGATTGCATTACCTTCTGTTATCTATGCAGGAGTGGCTGACAAAGTTGGTAAAGATTCTCACGCAAGGGATACATTAAGGAACGATGAGTGTATAACTAAGCACTCAGGATTTTTCGTTCTTGATTTTGATGAGGGGGATACAGAAGTCCTTAAGCAAAGGTTACAAAAGGATACTTATATCTATGCTGTTTGGGCGGGGGTTACTAAGGGGTGTAAGGCTCTTGTTAAATGCCCCCCGAATATTGTTAATCACCCTCTATACTACAATGCTTTTCTGTCTCGTTACCCCGAGTTAGACACTACATCTAAGAACATAGGCAGACTATGCTTTGAGAGTTATGACTCTGACTTATGGGTGAATGAGAAGAGTCTTGTGTGGGATAAGACCTTAACAGATGAAGAATATCAAAAACAAAAACAAAACCTAAAGGATAGAAAAAAGAAGAGGTTAATGGACATCTCAGCCTCTATGATAAGGGGGTCTAGGGATGGAGAGAAGCATGAGACACTACTAAGAGCCTCAACACTATTAGGTGGGGGTATAAAGCCAAAAACAGTATCAAGGGAAGAGGCAACAGAACATTTAGAAACAGAGATTAAAAAGAAACACCCAAAGGATTTTAAGCAAGCACAGAAAACAATTCAAGACGGCTTGACCTATGGTATGAACGCCCCACTACATGAGATAAAGGAAATAGAAAAGTCCCTTGACTTTACGAGAAGGAGTGATGGAAGCTATGACTTCCTCGCTAGTGATGAGGAGATGGATGACTATGAAACTGCTGTTATAAATGGCTCGCTTGAAATGGGAATGATAACAGGTATGCCTAAGTTAGATGAACATTGGATGTTTAAAAAGAATACCCTTGTTTGGTTAGCCGCTAGAGATAACGTTGGGAAGTCCTTTGTGTTTTGGTACTTCTCCGTACTTGCAGCTATGCAGCATGATTGGAAAGTGTTGATGTATGCAAAGGAAAACCGAGATGGTAGCGTAAGAAAGAAGATCAAGGAGTTTTATATTGGTAAGAGTATCAAATTGTTTAATGATACCGACCATAAGTTAGCAAAAGATTTTATACAAAACAACTTTAAGTTCTTTACAGCTAAGAGGATGCACACAGCAGAAGATTGGCTAATGAAGTGTGAGATAGTATATGATGAGGGGTTTGAGTATGATGTAGTAATAGGAGACCCTTATAACGCCTTTGATCTGCCAATAGGTGAGAATCAGTACACAGTTAACTTACGCTCTTTAAATCAACTACAGACGTTTAAGGAGAACTACTCTGCTGTATGGATTACCGACCACATAACAAGTACCGCAGCAAGGGGTAGAAATAGTGATGGGGGTATGGAAGTTCCAACTAAGCATGACGTAGAGTTCGGACAGATGAAACCTAACAAGGCAGATGATTTTATTATAGCCCACAGAAACTTAAAGGGAGATGGTAACAAGTACGTTACAGAGATTCATGTAGACAAGATCAAAGAGGTAGAGACAGGGGGATGCCCAACACCAAAGGATGAGCCTGTAATGCTGCTAGCAAACAAAGACCTGTGTAGTTTTAGCTGTAATGGAGTAGACCCGATTAAAGAGTATTGGAAGCGTAAGGGTATGTACAATCCACCACAAGAAACAGAGCAACCTAAGTCAAGACTTGTGACTCAAGGGTGGAACACCCCCCAAAACGCACCATTCTAATCCTTAACATTAACATAACATGAAAGGCTTGTTCACTCTATCCTTTCTTTGTATGTTTGCTGGATAAATAAAAATTAAACCGATGAAAAAGAAAGTATTTAAGAGATTAGAAAAGATTACATCAGGAGTTAACATAAGATTAGCTTTAAAGGATAAGGAGTTAAACGATGCCTTAGAGCAGACAGTAGTAAAAGTGTACGAGAAGAAAAGGTTAGAGTTATTAGGGGGGGAAGAGCCTCAAAGAACTGTTAAGGATATGTACCGATTGTATATGCTACCCGTAATAGATGTGTTAGATTATTTAAAATATATAGGGTACTTAGATGAAAAGGCACATTATTACAGCTTATCATCCTCACACTTAATATTTGTGTATTGGGTGGAAATATGTAAAGACCCAACCTTGGGGAGTATGATAAACTTACCAAATACCATACTAGAATGTTTTGAGTATTGGGAAGAGCTTTTTCCAAAAGAGGAGTTACCAAATCATAACAACGCACTATCGCAAGAGGATTTTATAGAGAATATACACTTTGCATCAGATGTCTACAATAACTATAACTAAATTAAAATGAATGAAGAACTAGACAACAACGAAGACTGGGATTTTGAGTTCCTAGAGGACGGAGAAGCTACTATGATGGGACTGCTGCTTACAATAGCAGACCAACTAGGAGTAAAAGTAAATGTAATAGGGGATCACCTTATCTACGGAGAAGATGCAGATGAGGCAGATATTGAAATTATTACTACATTAGCAGACAGATTAAAAATTAAATAATTAAATTAAGTAAATTATGAGTATTTCAAGCGATGACAAACAAAAGAACCCTTCTACTAAATTTGTAGAGTGGAGTGGGGGTGATGGTAAGTTTTACTATTACGACAAAGAAAAGAAGGAAAAGGTAGATATGCCTACGAAGTTTCAAATAGTAGGACTAGATGAACTAGCGACCATTAAAGGTTACGATGAGAAGGCTTCATCAGGTGTATACAGTAATGAGGTGAAGAATACCACCCAAGAAATCTTAATAGTAAAGAACTTTAAGGGGGACTTATTAGCTAAAGGACTATATCAATCCATTAAAGGTGACCTAAGTGGGGGTAAGTATACTAAAAGTATATACGCAGCACTTGTTAAAAAGGGTGGCGCAGTAGAACTTATAAACCTTTCTATTAAAGGTTCAGCACTTAGTCCTTGGATTGATGCTAAGATTAATATTAGTGGTGGGTTTGTAATTACTTGTGGTATTAATCCCGAAGAGAAGAAGAAAGGGAGGACAGTTTACTTTGAGCCTAGCTTTGAAGCAAAGCCTCTACCCGAAGGAGAGATTAGAGATACAGTAGTACAACTTGATGCGGAGGTTCTTCAACCTTACCTTAAGCAGTATTTTTCTACACCTGCTCAAGAGGAGAATGATGCTTGGGATAACTCTAAGCAAGAGAGGACAGAAGCACCTGAGCCTGTAATAGCTGCACCTATAAGTGTAGAGGATGATGAAGAATCAGATGACCTACCCTTCTGATAATCAGTAAGTTATAACCTAATAAACCCCCGCTAAATCTTAGAATAAATCTCTTGGAAGAGGCTACTTTTTGGCGGGGGTTTTTAAAAGCAAACAAACTATGCTATCAGAAAGAACAAAAATAGCTATTAAGTTTTGGGGAGGGATTCCCCCACGAAAGATAGCAAAGCAACTAAACAGAAGTGAGAGTTGGGTATCCACTCAGACAGATATAATAATGGCTACAAGACCTAGATATGATAACAGAGGATGATTATGAAATATTTGTTAGGTACGCTAAGAGTTTACTGTTTAAAGACTCACAAGTAGCCCCCCAAGATATAGTACACAATGTAATCCTAAAGGGTATCCAAGAGAACCACTCAATAAGGTATATGATGTACAACATAAGAATGTCTGTTCTTGGTAAGGATAGGGGGAAAAGAGTAACAACAGATGTTATGCCCCCACAAACAGTAGAACCATCAGCCCATAAAGAGATAGAGGTAAAGGAGTTTATGACAGCCTTAGATAACATAATGATTTATAAGCGTGGGGGTAACGGAGGTAGAAGCAAGACAGTAGACATAAACAAGACACATAAGGCTAAGACGATAGTAAGAATGTCTTACGAGGGGTATTCTCAAAAAGAGATTAGTAAGGTTGTGGATATGGATAGTGTAGCTATCAGCAACCTTAGACTTAAGGTGATGAAAAGAATTAAACAACAATTAGAGATAAAAGGATGATTTACATACCCTGTGACATAGAAGCAGATAACTTATTATCATATGTAACTAAGATACATTGCCTATCTATGAATTGGGGTGGGGAGATAAAGACTACCTTCTCTTATGATGATATGCGTAAGCTAGTAGCCCGTAAGGACATTACTCTTGTCGGACATAACTTTGTTTGCTATGATGTACCTGTACTAGAGAGGCTGTTAGGCGTAAAGGTTGAGTGCGGGGTGATTGATACCCTTGCTCTGTCTTGGTATTTGTACCCCTCTCGAAGTTCACATGGATTAGCGGGGTGGGGAGAAGAGTTTGGAGTACCAAAGCCTGAGATAGATGATTGGAAAAACCTAACTCCCCAACAATATCAACATCGTTGTGAGGAGGATGTTAAGATTCAGACACTACTATGGGAGAAAATGCAACAAGACCTGACAGACTTATACGACAATAACGAGGCTCTTATCTCATCCCTAATGCGTTATCTTTCCTTTAAGATGTACACAGTAAGGTTACAGGAACAAAACCCCTTCACGCTAGATGTAGAGACTACAGAAAAGAACCTAGCATATCTTGAGGGGCTAAAAGAAGATAAGACTGACGCTTTAAAGAGAGTAATGCCTACTGTTGGTGTTGTATCTAAGCGAGTGCCACCTAAGACCCCACACAAAAAAGACGGTGGTCTGTCAGCACAAGGGGAGAAGTGGAAGAAGCTAACAGAAGAAAGGGGATTAGTTTTTGAACACAGCGAACCTATTGAAGTAATTAATAACTACGATGAGCCAAACCCTAACTCCCCTGCTCAAATAAAAGATTGGCTATTCTCTATCGGGTGGAAGCCTGAGAACTTTAATGAGGGAGTAAACGGAAAGATACCTACCTACTACCTTGCTGACAAGTCTCTCTGTCCTTCTGTTCTTAAACTAGGGGATGATGTAAAGAGTCTTGATGACCTTGGTGTACTTAAGCATAGGATAGGGCTTCTAAAGGGGTTCTTAAGAGATCAGCAGGGAGGGTATATCTCTTGTGGTATTCATGGGTTAGCCTCTACTCTTCGTACTCGCCATTCTAGGTTAGTTAATATGCCTAAGCCATCTGTTCCTTATGGGGAGTTGATTCGAGGGGTGTTGACTTGTGATGAAGGCTATGAGTTAGTAGACTCTGACCTTGCTTCCCTAGAGAATATGATTAAGTTAGACCTTATCTACCCCCTTAACCCCGATAAAGTAAAGGCACAACTAACAGAAGATTTCGACAGCCATCTTGAGATATGTGTATTGGCGGGGCTTATGACTCAAGACGATGTAGACTTTTATAAGGAGAAGAAAAAGAATAAGGATGTAGGCAGTGATAGGTTTCACGACCTAGACAAGAAAAGGCATCAAGGGAAGACAGTAAACTACTCTGCACAATATGGCGTGGGAAAGAAGAAGCTGTCCGAGACATTAGATATACGTCAGTCAGAGGCTAAGAAATTACTTGACGCTTATTGGGTAGCTAATAAGGAAGCTAAGACTGTAGCAAGTAGATTTGAAACTAAGCAGTGTCTTGGTAAGACTTGGGTAAAGAATCCCTACAATAAGTTTTGGTATGAGTTAAGGAGTGAGAAGGATAGACTCTCTGCTGTCATACAATCTACTGGGGATTTTATTACTCATCTATGGGCTAAGAATGTAACAGATGTAAGTGGTTGCGTGTCATTAATCTACCATGACGAATTAGCAATGATAGTAAAGAAAGGATACCGAAAGGGGATAGAGAAGATGCTGCGTGACGGAATAGAAAAAGTAAATAAACAATTAAAACTTCACATACCTATGGACATTTCCATTAACTTTGGTGAAAAGTTTAGTGAAATACACTAAAAACGTGAAAAACAATTAAACCATGAATAAAATATCAAACTTAATGCAAGTGGTCGAAGACCTACTAAAGAAAGATGCTAGGTGCAGAGATGAAGACAAGCTACTCACAGCTTTGCTTTGGTACGATGTAGTACAAAAGAAGGGTCTCGTATTTAACAGTATGACAGCTAAAGATTTATTAGACCTTTATATTAGTGGGGTATTACCTAACCATGATAGCATAACAAGGGCTAGGAGAAAGGTACAAGAGACCATGCCACACTTACGAGGGGATAAGTATAATCTCAGACAAGGGCATCAAGAGGAAGTTAAAAAAGATTTAGGCTATGGAAGAGAGTAACAATTACCCCAAACAAATAAACAAGAGTAAATTATGCTAACAGAAATTGAATTAATAACTGACGCACTAGGAGAAAGGGTAGACCCCTCAAGCCCTCTTGACGTATGGAGTAAACTAGAGAACTGTGTATCCCTTTTAGGTAACGCTGCAAGAATAGAATCAGAAGCACAGATGAACTACGCCTCAGAGCGTAATAGACTATTACTAGATGGTATTGTAAAGAAGAGTGACAGTACAGGACACATTGAATCTTATATGCCCTCAGTGGTAGAGCAGAAGTGTTTATGTGAGAACCTTCAACGTAACTTAAAGGAAGCTATTGAGGGATTAAGAACTATGCTGTCATACCTAAAGACAGAAGAGAATAACAGTAAAAATTATCAATGACCTTAAAATCTAAGAATAAAAAGTGTATCTCCTGCGGAAGAGAAGATCAACCCCACTTCTCTAAGAAACGTTGTAAGGCTTGCGCTCAAAAAGATTACGCAAAGAAAGCTCAACAGAAGCGGGAAGAGGGGTTCACTATATCCTCTTCTCCACCCAAGAAAAAGACTAATAAGGATACCAAGTATAAACAGATTTATTTTGATTACTTTGGTTACACGGAGGGGGACTTCATTCCTTGTGAAATATGTGGAAAGGAAGCTGTTGATATACACCACATAGATGCAAGGGGTATGGGAGGAGACCCCACAAAATCAAAAGAAAATATAGAAAACCTCATGGCTCTTTGTAGAGAAGATCACGAAACATATGGGGATATAACAGAGTATAAGGGATTGTTAAAGTTAATCCACAAGAAAAAGTTAACTTTGCCTTAACATACCGCATTAATAGTTTGTTTACTATTGTATTATGAAAACAAATAAAGAACAAGAATTAGAACGCTACGAGTACTTCTTTGAGAAAGAATCAGAGAGAGCTTGGAATGAATTAAGCGAGATACAGCAATTAGAATTAACTCAATACAGTACATCCTGATGCAAAAAATAACACCCAACAAAGAAGCTAACAGCGGATACCCCCCTATTATGAAAGAGGTATTTACAGAAACACAAGTAGATGAAGATACTTATGAGTATAATATAGCTACCTATAATGGTAAGAGTTGGATAAATAGAGAAGGTACTGTTATCTTCCCTGACTCTTGGGTTTATTGTGGGGGAGCTTTTGATGAATATTAATAAATAAAGGGTATATGAAAACTGAAACAAATAGAGTATTGAACGATAAAATTGACGCTTGGACTGAATCCCTAACTGAGCGATTAGTTGAAATTAGGTTCTTTGATGTAGCAGAGATGAGGGCTGCTCTCAAGACACATTTTAAAATGGCTATGGTAGACAGCTTGAATATGCAAATCTCACAGACACAAATTGAATTTGATGAGATTAGGTACGCAATGAACACCTATAAGGGATATGAGAAAGCTCAAAAGATGAAAAGGTTGGGGGAATTGAGAGTTAAATTGAAAGCAGAGAATAAATTGTATGCCGAACTTGATAGAGATAGACAAGCTAAGGAGATGACTATATGGATGCGCGAACACCACCCTGAGTCAACCTCATCATTTTATAAGTCATACGATGAAAAGTTCCCTAGTCGTATTAGGTAGCCCCGCAATAACAAAAAAGATTAAAATTTAACAACAGTAATATATGAGTAAATTAGAAGATCATAAAGACAAGGTTCTTAAACTTCACAACGAAGGATTGAGTTCTCGAAAGATAGTAGCAACCCTACTACAAGAGATAGGGGAGAAGTTTAGTAAGAGTACGGTTAACTACGCTTTGAAGGATTGGTTAGATAATGAAAGTAGCACTGAACAGAACGAAGAGAACTACAGCGATAACCTCATAGGTACAGATGCCTTTAAGGATTACTGTGCGCGAGAGGGGATAGACGTTACTAAGGTAAGGAGTGCTAAATATGTGAATCATGCGGGGCAGCAGAAGTTTAATATCGTCCTTGACTACAAAGAAGAGGAGAGTGTGGACTCTATTGACTTTAAATCTGTCATTGATGATATTGTAGGTAGTACTTACACACCTAAAGGCAGTTATCACTTTGGGTGTGGGGAGTTGGTAACTAGATTAGTTTACACAGACACTCACATTGCTATGTGTACAGACATTGAGGAGACTTCTATGTACGCTACCCCTTGGGATGAGAAATCTCTTATGGAAACCCTTGAGATAATGTGTGAGTATGTCAAGGAGAATAGAGTAGGCTCTACATTAATCATTGATGACCTTGGAGATGTACTCGATGGTTGGGATGGTTACACCACTCGCGGGGGGCATAAGCTCCCACAGAATATGTCAAACCAAAAAGCATTTAAGGTAGCCTTACATTTTAAGATGGCTATGCTTGACATACTTAATCCATACTTTGATACTATCATCTGTCACAATGTATCAGCAGATAATCATTCTGGTTCGTTCGCTATGATACTTAATCACGCTTTCATGCGTGTAGCTGTTGAGAAGTACGACAATGTTGAGGTTATAAACTATGAGAAGTTTATTGAGCATTACTTTGTAGGTCGTCATGCTTTTGTGTTGACTCACGGTAAAGATCACAAGAGTTTAAAGTTTGGGTTCAAGCCTAAGTTAGACTCTGTTCAGATTGAGAAGATAGAGCATTACCTTAAGCACAATCAACAAGGCAGTGTGTACAAGACTGCTGACTTTATATGGGTCGACAAAGGCGACAGCCACCAGCTTTTATTTGATTACTCCACAGCCCAAGATTTTATGTACATGAATCATATTGCACTATCTCCTGCATCAGAATGGGTAATGACAAATTATAAAAAAGGAGAAAGGGGGTTCACAATTCAACAGATAGAC